GATTTTAATCTCAATTCATATACTATTTTTAGTGTATCCATAGATTAATTGAAATAGAAAAACTAAAGATTGAACATAGTTAGAATTGAACTAACAGCGTCCTCACGCCCTGCCTAGTCTGTTCATAGTAATAAAAAAAGACCATACACTGGTCTTAATTAAATTCATATTTTTCCTTGTACTCTTTAATAGCATCATTTCATGCCTCTTGCTCTGTTATTCCTTTTTCTATAGCAATCTTTTTGGCTATCTCTCTTATTTTAGTTGCACCTTCTAATATTCCCATTTCATATTTCCCCCTATTCTATATAATTTAAGCGAGGTCATAAGTCCTCGCTCTATTTAAAATATGATTTAAACATCTTTTTTAAGTTGTAAATCAGGAAATGGTATAACTTTAGCAGAAGTTAGAGTATTTTTAGGTAAACTTAATAGATATTCTACTTCTTCTGGCTCTAGACTAAAGTTATAGGAAAATGAAAGTTCATCCATAAACTCTTTTGGAGTAAATACCTTCTCATTTAATAACATCAAAACTGCTGTTTTTAACAATGCTGGTAGAGAAGTTAATAATTCATCATCTAATGGCTCTGATTTTCTTAGTCCCCTACGCTGCAAAGTACGAATCATAGACTGATATTCATCCATACTGATAATTCCTAAAGAATATGAACGGCGTATCATTGCTTGTATAGAAACTTTCCATTTACGTTTTAATTCTGTATAGTTTGGAATACGTAAAGGAGTTCTCTTAGCATCAATTTTAAAAGTCTCTTCTGGCAATAAGAATGTAGACGCGAAGCTATTAGCTTCTGATTCTCTGTCTTTAAATTCTTGTTTTTCTAAAGCTTCTACATCCTCGCTCCACTCATGCAAGCATATATGCCCTAATTCATGAGCTATATCAAAATGAATTCTAGAAGCAGAAGTCTTATTACTAGAATATCCAATCAGATAAAATGTTTCTCCCGAAATATCTACCATCTGACTGAATGCATCTATATCATCTGTAGAAGTCGAGAAACTTGTTACAAGTATTCCATGTTGTTCTACTTCATATATGATATTATCAATAGGTTTTAATCCTAATCCCCAAGCTTCTCTTAAAAGTAAAGCAGCTTCTTCTGGTGTTTTCCCAGAACAATCTGGTAAATTTAATGTTGGGAATTCAATATAATCTTGTAAGAAAAAATATATTTGAGCTAGAAATTCCATTCTCTGAATTTGCTTTTTTCTATATTTTTTATTTGTAGTTAATAATGCCCTAAAGTAAGAAGAACCTTTTATAATATCATTTTCTTTTTCTAAAAAAAATTTAACTGGAAAATATAACTCTTTTGCAATTTGCTTAATTATATTCTTTTCGGGTTTTAATTTATTATTTTCATACATAGAAATAACTTGTCTTTCACAGTTCATTTTTTGAGCCAATTCAAATATTGTCATTTCTCTATATATACGAGCTTTCTTTAAACGTTCGCCATTAAAATTATTCATATTTAATACTCCATTCAAAACTTTTATATGTTGGCTAGAGTACAGATAATCCCAACCCTAGCCAACTATTTAATTTTGAGAGGGAAATCTTTATTTCCACGATATTATTATCTCATGTTTTTTTAATCAAAAAGGGGAGAAAGTAGGGAATAAAGTGGGAATTTCTGGGGAAAAACTGGGGAATTTTCTAATTTGTAAATAATGGGAGTTCATTTTCCTTAATTCTTGGATAAAGCATATCCATAACTTTATACACTAATCTTTCCCTCACACATCTACATGTTTTTCTATCTGAGTTCATCTCTAAGGATATATAAACCATACTATTTTTCATTCTGCTATTATAAAATAGTTTAAAAAAATGTTCTTCTCTTATATCTAAGCATGTAAGTGCATTTTCTATTTTCTTCTTTTCTATTTCTTTATCTTTTTTCAGTTTTTTTAATCTAGCAATATCTCTTTCTTTTTTTATAATCTCATTCTCAACAGTTGAATTAAAAGCATATGTTGGACTTACTTTTTCATCATATCCAACAGCTTTACACCCAAATATCTCATTTTCTCTACTTTCTATATCTAATTCAAGATTTTTAATTTCTGCACTTAAAAATTTATAATGATGTAGTCTACCTTCTACTTTTTTAAATAGTTCTTTTTTATTAATATTATTATCCATACTTTCACACTCCTGTTTATGTTATAATAATCTTGGATAAAAGCTTTATATTTTTGACAAGTGGAGTGTGAAAGCACTCCTTTTCTCTTTTAATTAACTATTGCAGGTTTTCCCCTTTAAAGGAGAAAAATCTATTCCTGTCTTAACTCACAATTGATAATTGACTATTCAAAAGTCTTATTTCTTCTTCAAACACTATAGGTAACTTATAACTATTTACAATCTCTAATACTTTATCTAATTGACAACGCTTTATAGCCTTATAACTATCTACTCCAAATTCTCGTTTAATCTGATGGTATATATCACTATAAACTTTACCTCTTAAAGATTTATTTTTATAAGCCTTACTTCCATGTCCACCAAGTGATTTTGTTGCTACTCTCTTAACCTCTTTAACAATACACTCACACTCGATATTGAATAATGGTGCATCATCCATAAAGTTCTCTAACTTCTCATTAACATTCTCTATTTTAGTTTCTAAGACTTCTTGTTTCTTATCTAGCATAAATATAGCTTGTAACTCCTTTGATGCACTTAAAAGAGGATTATTTAGTTCTTTTCTCATAGAGAAATATCCATCAACTAACTTCTCATATAATTCCCAAGCTATATCATCTTCTAATATTTTTAATAATTTTGCATAACCTCTTTCAGATAATATATAAATCCCAGATAATAACCCTTTGTTTTTTAACCCTCTATAAGAATTAATTGATTGTTGAGTAAATCCTAATTCTTTTATTTTGGTATCGTCCAAACCGACACCTAACAAATCTAATATATCTTTTCCATCTTTAAATCTTTTTCTATTCTTATTTATAAGCTCATTAATCTGTCTAGATTCTCTATTATGTATCTCAGCTATATCTTTTACTAGCATTGCTTTCTTATGTTCTCCAAATCCACCCTCAATGTTATGAAATTTCATTCCCTCGATTTCTAAAGTTCCAAGTACTGTTATTTCTTTATTTATATTTTCATTCATAATTTATCTCTCCTTTACCATTTGATATATTCTCTATTCAGCTTTTTCACATTTTTATGAAAAACTGAGTACCTAATCTAACGAACGGATTTTTCCGTTGGTTAAATAATATCTTCTAATATAACCTCAACTCTTGGTTTATCACTGTAATATTTACTAGCTACAACCTCAACAATCTGCGTATCATCTTTATAAGCTATCTCATTGAGTGAATCAGCTATAATCTTGACCACATTATCAATATCTGGTTTTTTATTGGGTCTTAACACATTATTTCTTTTCTGCTCTTTAATCTTTTTACTGTTACTTTTTGCTATAGAGTAATAACATCTTAAAGTCATTTTTATGTATCCAGTAAAATAATGTCTAACTTTAGATTGATATAACCATTTTATTAATTCTTCATAGTCCTTAGTTTTCTGTGGTGTATAGGTCCTTTTAGTAGCCAAGTTAAATCTAGGTCTTTCTTTACCAACTGGTTCTCCATCTATTACAAGAAAAACTTTCATTTTTTCACCTTCTTAGCCTTCTTCCTACATTCTTTACAACAATAAACATCCTTAGATTTTTCTTCAAGATAAAATAACTTACCACACCAACTGCATCTTCTTCGTTTCATAAGCTCACTTCCTATTTAGCGTAAATCTTCTAGCTCTAAGTGAGAGTTTATTTTTGTTAGTTCTTCTTCTAGAACTTCCAAACACTTATTTTTATTTTTTAAAATACTATTTGTAGAACGGCATTTTACTGTAATACCAGTTGGAATATGAGTAACTTCAACAGAATAATCTTTACTTTTCACCATTTTCAAATCTTTAGGATGTATAGTATATCCGTTTTCTAATTTATATAGCTCATTTTTACCTTCAAGATAGCTTTCGCATTCTTTGAAGTTATTAATTTCAATTCTTTCAAGCATACACATATCTTCAAAGTAGTTTTTACAATTATAATTTTCACAATATATATTAGCCATTTAACACACTCCTTTTATAAGTCAAAGTAAGTCTATAACATTCTAGTTTCATTCATAAACTTACCTTGACTATTTATACTCCAACCAATTTTTATTATTTAATATTTAGGAAATTCTCCATAAGTC